GCGCAGATTGGGTAGTGAAGCAATACAACGTTGACCTAGACCAGTTCGTCCTAAACGATGCCCCACTGTTCGACACCGTACAACAGGCTAGTGCCGCTCTTGGTACCGGTATCCCAGCAGGCACTCTTATCGTATTATATGACCTGAGTGAGGAAGGAGAGGGCACATTCCAGCTACGTCGCTGGAACGGCCAAGGCACCCTAAGCGTCATTGGCAATATTAAGGGCCCAAGCGTTATCCCTGGTGACCAGTTCAGTATTAATGGCGTAACACTAACAGTGAATAACTCAACAGTAGAAAGCGTTGTAAAGGTTATTAATGATGCAGGTATTACTAATGTGCGTGCTGAACGCGTCAATGTTGTAGGCGGCGCCGGCAATATCAAGATCACAAACACCAATGGTGGCGCCCTAGAACTCATTGAAGTAACAGGTACACCACTTGATGATATGGGCTTAGAAGAAGGTATCTTCAGTAACTGGCTACTCTTGAACACTTATGCAGGTTTAAGTGCGCCAACAAGTCCTCCTCAGGAAGGCCGCCTATGGTATGATGCAAGCTTTGAAGTTGACATCATGGTAAGTGATGGACAGGAATGGTTTGGTTATAACAACTTCTATCCTGCTTCCGATATCATCCTAAGTGCAAGTCGCCCAACAACGCAACGCGACGGCACGCCACTTGAGGGTAACGATCTTTGGATTGATACGAGCGACCTAGAGAATTATCCCGTAATCCGTCGCTGGAACCCTTCCACAAATCGTTGGGTGCTAGTAGACAAAACAGATCAATCTAGCCCATTCGGCATCGTGTTTGGTGATGTACGTCCAAACGTTGGTCCGGATCCGGTTAGCTATCCAAGTAACCCAGGTGGTATGGTTGCAGATCAAACAGTAGGCGCACTAAGCACTGATGAGATTGCGATGCGTTACTCCAACTTTGTTGATCCAGACGCACCTAGCCCACTAACATACCCATCCGGTATGCTTGCGTTCAACACTCGCTACAGCACACAGGTTGTACGTGAATGGCGCCCAAATTACTTTGACGAAGAAGGTGACGGCTTCCGCTTTCTTGAGGATGATGGTGGTTATGACGTAGGCGCCGCTAACTTCACAGCAGGTGACTTAGATGCAACAGGATTAGGACGTTGGGTAACAGCGAGCGGTAACCGCGTTGACGGCTCACCTTACATGGGCAGACACGCTCAGCGCATTATGATTGTGCGTGCGATTGCCAGTGTACTGATTGCTAACCAAGACATCCGCTCAGAGGAAATCTTCTTCAACCTAATCAGCTGCCCAGGTTACCCTGAACTGATTGATGAGATGGTTACACTGAACGTGGACAAGAAGCAATGGGCATTCATCGTTGCAGACACACCTGCACGCCTAGAGCCAAACAGCACGGCGATCCTAGAGTGGGCAACCAATGCCAATAACGCGGCGGGCAACGGCGACGAAGGCCTCGTCACTCGCGATCCATACGTTGGTGTATACTACCCATGGGGCTTGAGCACAAACGTTGACGGCAGCGAGATTGTTGTCCCACCAAGCACAATGGCGCTACGCACAATGGCGTTTAACGATCAGGTCGCTTACCAGTGGTTCGCTCCTGCAGGCTTTAACCGAGGCCTAGTCAACAACGCAGCGGCCGTTGGTTATATTACAAGTGAGGAAGAGTTCCAGCCAGTCTCCTTGAATCAAGGCTTACGTGACACACTATTCCAGAATGACGTGAACCCAATTGCGTTCATACCAAATAGAGGTCTGGTAGTGTTTGGTCAGAACACCCTAAACCCTGTAACAAGTGCGCTAAGCAAGATCAACGTAGCACGTTTAACAAACTACCTACGTTACAACTTAGATCAATTGGCTAAGCCATTCCTCTTCGAACCTAACGATCAGGAAACACGTGATAGCATCCAAGTTGTGTTTGAACGTTTCCTTGGTGATTTGGTTGGCTTACGTGCCCTTGAAGACTTTGCGGTTGTTGCTGATGAGACAAACAACACACCAGCCCGTGTGAACCGCAATGAGCTTTGGGTAGACGTTGCTGTGATTCCAGTTAAGGCGGTTGAATTTATCTTTATTCCAATCCGCCTCTTAAATACTGGTGATGAATTACCATAATACTGGTAAAAATAACTATAATGTAGTAGTGCGAGTCCTTTGACTCGCACTACTTTTTTGCGGTTCTGATAAATATACTTGGAAGAAAGAACAACGGTAGTTAACTTTAACACATTATATTATGCGTTTATTACCAGCTTTTTTTCAACGTAAATACTATAGCAGGAGGTTATTATGTGGTTATTTACAGGTTTAATACTTGGTGCTTTCATTGGCTGGAACATGCCTCAACCCTCTTGGGCAAAAGCCGTCCAAGAACGCATCAAAAACGCTCTGCAATCAAAAAACACTGAAGACAAATAATATTATTATTAGGAGTGAACAATGCCCACAGCAGGGATGGATTGGCCAACAGCCGTAACGATACTTGGCGCTATCACCCTGGTTGTAGGCGCACTATTACGGTACTTTAAGAGAGATTTTTCTTGGCGAGAACCAGTACAAACATTAGAGCGTCGTATAACTTCGTTGGAAGCTAAGATTGAAAATTTAGAGATCAAGATCGGATCGGCACAGGACAACACACAAACCAATACGCAAAACATACAAGGTAGACTTGATAAGTGTGAGCAAAAGATAGAAAAGCTTACAGACATTATGATCAAGTACATTTCAGACAAGGGTCAAGGTTAAGGAAAAATCTTGACCCTTTTCCTCATTATAAATATAGTTACTATATAACGCATTTGGGCGGTTAACTCAGTGGTAGAGTGTCTCTTTTACACGGAGAAAGCCGGGAGTTCGACCCTCTCACCGCCCACTGATTCTGGAGGTCAAGTGGCTAATATGTGGTATGATACTTACACAGGAAGTATTTACTCTTCTCAGAGGGAATATGAAGATGCTTCTGCAATGCGGTTATGGGACGCCCTAGTTACTGAACAGCTTCAAGAAAAGAAGAAAAAGCACAAGAGCCGCCCAAAACTAAGTGTGGAGGGATTTTAATGTTTCATCGCTCTGTAACTGACCCATATAATTATATCTCAGAACGTGAAATTGAAGAACTAATAGAAGAACATAAGCACATAAAGCGGCTGAATGAACAAGCTGACCGCTTCAAATCAAAACCAAAACAAAAGCGCCGTCCAACTTTATCAGTTGAGGGTTTCTAATGCATTCTCTCAGTCCACTACAAGACGTACCAACAGGTCAACAAAACCGCTGGGAGAAATTACTTCAAGAATATTCAAAAATGAAACGCCAGCAACGAGAAACAGATACCCAACCTAAGAAAAATAAACGTCCTAAACTCAAAATCACAGGCTTCTAAGACTGCCGGTCTAACGCCCTTAGGGGAGGAAAGTCCGGACTACACTGGTGCATCCTAGTGGGTAACGCCCACCTCCCGTAAGGGACGGATAAGAGCCACAGAGACGAAGCAAACCTCCGGCACTGCTAGAGGTGGATATGAAACGAGGCAATCTCTAGGAGTAGTAACTGCATACAGGTTCCAGTGACGGCACCAGGGAGGAACCGGGTAGCAGGCAGGGAGGCTGCTGGTAACAGTAGTCCAAGATGAATGTTAGAACACGACAGAATCCGGCTTATAGGCAGTCTTAGACCTTACTTCCGAAAGGAAATTTTGTCCCGTAAACCGGAACATGGTCCGGATATGGTTTACAAAGCCTTTGCGTGGCTCCCGCGTCAAACACAATCTAAAAAAGTAGTATGGTTAGATTTTTTTGTTTGTGTGCACCAATGGGTGCCTGCTCCCTATGGCCATACTTTTGCAATGAAGCTTTTTGTATACAATTACACGCCACAAGAGTATATAAAAGTGAAGCTTGAAAATGTTTCGTGAAGAGATTTTGCGTAGCGGGTTCCGACCTGTGTTATCTCCGGGTTGGTTTGGTAAATGGTATGTGAAAAAACACTATGCTTTTCGGCCATACCGTTGTGCATGTTGTAAAAAATGGCTGTGGTTGGAACCAGTAGTTTCGGACTATAAGGATTATGCCTATGGTGCTGATCCCACGCGCAAGGCAACATACTCGGTCAAACATGCTGTAAAAGAAAAACTAGCAGGCCGCAAACTCTGAGCTTGCATCCTTTCCGAAATGCCGTAGTATACGAGTGAGTGAACGTTGGAGGTACTATGGACGACGACGAGATTTTCTGCACCGTTTGTGAAGACGAGGTCAACCCCCGCCGCGCTGCTCTTGGCTATACCACCTGCCTCAACTGCGGCGCGCGGGATGCGCTCGACGGCATCCGCCAGAAGGCCCAGCGCACGGGCATCGCCTATAACAAGGGTGGCTACCAATATATTACACCAGGGGAAGATCCAAAAACATTAGGGCGCAAGTGATATGGATTACACAGGCAAGGGTTTTTATTCTATTCATACCAGGGAAATTGTAGACTGCGATGAAAAGTCACAGTACGTAGATTTTGGGCACATCGTATCCATTCCGATGTTTTATCCCCAAAGCATTAAGGATAAAACTTATAGGAAAACACACGAATTTACAACGATGGTTGACCAATGCCGTATGAATAGGCGCGGGTTACCGGGCCTGGAAGAGCCGTTCCATTCTCTCAAACCACACGTTAAAGAATGGCTGGATGCGAACATTAAGCCCAGCACTGACAAGCGCCGTCCACTCAAATGGCCTTGGGCAGCACCCCTCAACCCGTCGGTAAAGATGGACGTATTCTTCCTACGAAAGCGTGATGCGATGCATTTTATGATGGTGTGGGCAGAATATATTGAAAAATCACCTATTTAAAAAATGGTAGACAAGAGTTATCCTGTACATTATATTAAATGTGCTATCCTTCGGGGTAGTAGACGATGCTGGGCGCATAGCGCCCTGAACCCATAAGCGTGTGGCTGGTGACTGGGATGCGCGGCCTGCGCGTAAAGAGAACCGGAGGTGGCACTTCGGAGCCATGCGCACTGTGAATTGACACGGTGTTTCGTCTGTAAAGGAGTAACGGCTGGTCGCTGCTAGGTAAACGCTCCTACCTAACCCGGAACATGCGTTCCAAGACGTCCGGGAGTAGGTTGCGTAAGCAACTGAAAGGGGTCATGAAGGGACGCCCCCACGCGGCCAGCTAGATCGAAAGGAAAAAGGATGCGATACTGGTATAGCGTTGAAGGTCTAAATCACTATTTTCATGATTTTGCCCCTGCGCGTTTCCATCACTTTGTTTCAATTAACAGGGTGTTACATTACGCAGATTGGATGCGCATTAGCACGCGCGTAGGCCAAACTGACAACAACCTGACACAGAAGCCAAAAAAAGGTGAAGAAAACCTGCGTATCCAAACACTTAGGTATCGCATTATCAAATATACTGTTAATGATGCAGTAGTGGACTGGATGCGAAAAAACGTTCAATGCGGGCAAAAAGAAGCGCAGTGGGGCACCTATCTCAGTAATGGAACACAGATTGATGTTGGCTTCCGGCACAGAGAAGATGCGCTAAAGTTTTTGATGTGGTGGGCTGAAGGCATTGAACCTGCTGAGGATTACAATATTATTGAAATAGCACCTAAGAGCCGGTGGATCGCATGACACGCGGATGGCAATTATTAAGGCTTAACACCCGGTCTATCGATTATCTGGTTGCATTTATATTAGTTGCATCAACAGGTCTTATTTTATTTGCCATTTTTTTTGCAGTAGAACCTATTGGCAAGGTTATAACTATTGGTTTAGGTTCCCTTCTGATAGCATTTGTCATTTGGAAATTCATAGATGCATTGGCTTATGAACTTTCATGTAATTTACATGTAGCGTTTCTAATACCTTTTTATTACGTATGTAAATTTGACAGGTCAAAGGCTCCGGAAGTATATTATGCTGCAAGGGACAATTTACCCCCTAGTGATTTTACTTTTGTAGTTCATGCTGATAAGGACATATATGGCTTATTTCGCAAACGCCAGGATGCACTGTGGATGAAAATGCTATATGGATAATCAAAAAGTTCTAAAAAGAAATATTTGACACGGGTTAAAGCACTATATTATAAATAACATAGACAGGACAACGGAGCAGTGAGTAAAGAGTTACTTCTTCAAGGCAGAGCAAAAACACTCTTTACAAAGTTCTCTCCGCTATTATACAATAGAATACGGGCGCAGTAAGAAGTACGGTTACTTCTAGCATGATGGTATTCATTTACCGAAGTGAGCGTGATTCTCCTTAAACTAAACCGGCTTCACCATTCTCGCCCGAGATCGAATGGGGCAGTGAGACCTAGGGTTACTTCATATTATTGGCATGAGCAGACACCCTGGTCACTATTCTCCCCAGATTATTGAGACCGACTTAGGCACTGCGAATAAGGGCAGGAAACTAAGCGGTGACGGTGCCTGTAACGGAACACGCCGCCCACCACCTCGGGGTAAAACAGGTATAGCTGCCGAGGACACTTAGATCGCAGACAGGAGGAGTAAAATGGCTGCGAGTTATAAGACCATAACGGAAGTTATCAACGTGGTGAGCAAACACGTAGATGAGCAAACCTTCCGTGCTATATTAGCCGATTTGAAGGAAGTAGAGGGCAACTCTTCCTTTGAAGAAACGATTCGGCGTTTGAATAAGCACTACGGTCAGTAACACGCTAGTAAACAAAAGGAGATGAACTATGACTAAAATCAACAAGACACGTCAACAGCCACTAGAAGACACCAACCGCCAAAAGGGTGCGCATGCCAACTTCATGGGCGGCATGAGCTATGACCTCACACCACTTGTACGTCTACAGTGCATGGCGGCAAGCTGCTTCTTCGGTGAACCTCAGTATTACAAGCGCGATCAGACTGACACTTCCCCAAAGCGTTATGACCGTTACGTGGACCGTGAGGCTCTTACGGACAAGGACGTAGAGCATCTCGCTAACATGCTGGATGAAATGAACCCACGGGAGTGGCGTTCACTTACCCCAGCACAGAGCCTAGAGCGCGCGATTGACGAGGCACTGGAGTATGACGCTGGTGCTACGCTTGAGTATGCAATCACCCTACGTGAGCAAGAGCACATCCGCGCTACCCCTCAGGTCATTATCGTCCGCGCTGCAAATCGCAAGGATCTTAAAGGCACAGGTCTGATCCGTGAGTATAACCAGCGCATCTTGGGCCGCCTTGATGAGGTAAGCACACAGGCTGCCTATCAGCTAGCAACCTATGGCAAGCCAATCCCAAACTGTTTGAAGCGCTCTTGGGCAGACCGCCTAAAGCGTGCTAAGGGCTATGAGCTAGCCAAGTACCGCATGGAAGGCCGTGACGTCAAGACGGTTGACGCTGCCAACCTGGCGTACGGTAAGGGCTTCTACGGCTATCAAAACGACCTTGGCCGTCTAATGCGCGGCGAGCTATCCCTTGGCGAAGACCACCAAACCTGGGAGAGCATCCGCTCTGGCGGCGGCACATGGGAAGACGCAGTAGAGGTCATGGGTCACATGGCTCTGCTACGCAACCTCCGCAATCTTGCTGAGAATAAGGTAGACCCTGACCGATACGTCCAACGCTTCCTCGATGGCGCTGAGAACGGTAAGCAACTCCCATTCCGATACTATTCCGCCTACCGTCAGATTGAGGGCAAAGCACCAGCTCGCGTCCTTGATGCGGTGGAGCAGGCAATGGAGCAGAGCGTAGGAAACCTACCTTACCTACCGGGCAAGAGCTGTATCCTGACCGATAACAGCGGTTCTGCACAGTGCACCACAACCAGCTCAATGGGAACGATGCGCGTAAGCACCATTGGTAACCTAATGGGTGTGCTCACTGGCAAGGCCAGTGATGAGGCGGGCATCGGCGTCTTCGGCGACCGTTTGGAATGGGTACCAGTGCAGAAGAAGCGCTCTACCTTCGACATCCTTAAGGACTGCGAGCACAAGGCTCAACGCATCGGAGGCGGCACAGAGCACGGAATCTGGCTTGCTCTTGACCAGCTAATTAAGCACAACCAGTGGGTGGACAACCTGTTCATTTACTCTGACATGCAGGCTGGCCACGGCGGTCTATATGGCCATGGCGTACCTGAGAAGTGGGTATGGGGCGACAAGCGCCATTATGGCCCGGACTATGTGGACGTGCCTAAGCTGATCCGAGAGTACAGGAACCGAGTAAATCCGAAGGTCAACGTATTCTGCGTGCAGACTGCTGGCTATGAGGACACGCTCATCCCTGAGTTCTACAAGCGCACCTACATCCTAGGTGGCTGGAGCGATAAGATCCTGCACTTCGCGGAGCGCATGATCCGTATTCAAAACCAATTAGATGGGAAGGAGCAACAGGCGGCGTAAAAACGCCGCCTTCCTTTTTGGGAGACAAAATGCCTTTAATTAATTGGATAGCAGTCTATCTCCTTATCGGCATGTATTGGGCGACGCA